ATCCAAAATTAATAGATCTTTATATTTTATCTCCACTCATACGCCGTTAAGGCTTCTTTCGCTCATATTGTAAATGACTTTCTAAAGATTACCGATTTACCGATATGTTCCCTAGGGGTTCGGTTCCGTAGTTGAGCGGCTACAGGATGCACCATCTTGAAGCCTAAGGTCAACTCCCGTTCCGCTTCGCCTGGTCGACCTAATGTGGAAAATCGGAGATTTACACACAGTAGGCAATGACATTAACCGGCTCCAATTCAGGCACATCTTACCATTTCCGAGAGGTTCTTAGACACCATATATACCATTTTTTTTTATCTATATTTTTCTGCTTCTTTTTTTTCTCAGCCAAACGCACGATCTCAGAATTGGCAGCCTTTGTACGACTCTTTCATATCATTCCTACTTGGAGTCCAAGTAGCAAGACTTCCTTGCGTATCGTCGCAAACCACTCGGAACTTACATCAGCAAGTTCCATCAGCTGAGTTATGCACCAAAACTAAAGTTCCGGCACATAACAACAAGGTGCAACAAGTTGCTATTTTATATAGGAGCTACGCTCCGACACCCCAACCCCTGAGGGGCTACGACTGGGACGCCAGAGAGGGGACGGACGCTTCCAAACGGCGGGGTGAGAGACCAATACTCAAAGCCATTAAGAACAAAGACAAATCCAACGTTCCATTAAGCGATACAACTTTGTCGGGTGCTACGACAAAAGATGGACGAAGATAAATATCGACTACACAACTAAACAAATAAATGTTACAGACTCTTAAATATGACTAACATAAGAATTAAACCAACTATTATGTAAACTAAAACTCTGACTAAAAAAATCGTACCAAACATATCACTTCCTATTAGGGAAATGCGACTTGATACGAATGAGGATGATAACAATCACAGGTATAAGAATCCACATACTAAACTTTTTAAGATGCATGGGCTTGGCAAGGGCGTAACCGCCCCCTTGCACAAGCGAAACCCCCAGAGCCTAAGCAATCCAAGAGTTCCAAACTGCCTCTCGCGCATCTGACAAACTATCTTCGAGCATAGTACCGGCACTAGTAAGCTTAGAAATGCCCAAAAGGAAAGAACTAATCATGTAAACAGCCTGTCCAAAGAAATTAAAAACAGTAATCAAACCCTGCGTAATAAGCAACAAGGTATTAGGAATGTTAACAACTACATCAAAGATACCAATCAAAGCAGAAAGGAAATCGTTAGCCGGCTTAACATAGGATGAAAGAGAAACAGTGGTAGACGCAAAATTTATCCAATCTGAAGCAACAGACATCCATGAGGACCATGTGTTATTGCCACTGGAAGCGGTATTACTAAAAACATCCAAAACAGTCTTAAGAGAGATATAGCCATATCCGGAATAAGCACGGGTAAGAAGAACGATAAGGAAAATGGCGAAGAAAATAGACAAACCACCGCTCAGAAAACCAGTAAAAGACATAAGACTGCTACCGACACGATAAGTATTAAAAGAACGATCTTTAGCAATAACAGGCTTAGGAGCACGCCTATGGTCCTTGTCATAATAGGAACCTTTAGACTGCTTAGAAGATAACGTAACCCTTGAAGTTCTCTCAGTATGGGTACCCTTACGCTCATTAGGAACCTCAACGGTCTTAACCTTACGAATCATAAACGCACCCCCTTAGATAACAAGCTTGATGACAAATCCAACAATGCCGAGGGTGACAATACCCATGCAGAAAGTAAAGATATTGACACCGAGAACGTCGAAGTTAAGCAATCTGTAGATGATAGCGAAAGGCTCATCAATCACGTTCCAGAAAAGAGTAGTAAGAGTCAAATCGGAATTCTGACCGAGATTATATCCGTACTCCTTGCCGACAGCATAACCCTCAAGATAGCCTTCGGTATTACCATCGGACTTTCCGTTAGCATAACCGGATGCGTAACCCTGGTTGTAGGCATAGGAGTCAACGCCCTCATAATAGACGATAGTCTTAAGGCGGAAAGAATGATCATAGGAATAACCGAACGAATAGAGGAAAGAATCATCGAAAGCAAAACCGGTGGCAACCTCGGAAATCATATACGCATAATCACGCTTGTCGGACTGAGCTGAGTCACTGGTGGTATAGCGGAACTTAACGAGATCGCCACGGAGCTCTACGCCATTGAAGCCGAGAGACGCACCCGACATATCGAACCAAGTGCCTTGCCAGACGAACGAGAAGTCAAACGAGAGGTTAGGGTAATTAGAATCGATGTAGTCATGGAGAACGCCGACATTGAAGTAACGACCATCACAGATAGCAGCGAAGTCGAAATCCTCAAGATAACCATCACCGGAGACACCGGACTCTCCATCAGAAGCGGACCAATACACCTCAAAGTAACCGTCATCCGAGAAAACGTACTCAGGAGAATAAGCGGCACGCTGTATGCGGTTCTGAACAACGACCGAGGTGTTAGGCACCTCTTCGGCAGCCTTTTTGCGGGCGGATGCATTGAGGGCACCGCACACAACGAGGACGATAGTGAAAACAATTACTAAAAATATAGTAGGGTGGCGGACAGGGAAGCCGAGAACGGTGTGATCAGCAGCCCAAGACTCGACTTTAGACTTCCACTCCCTGTAACGCTTCAAAAAAGGTTTCTTTTCCATTAGTCAGCACCTCCGAATTTACTAAATAACCTGCTCAAACACTTAGAGAAGAGCATGAACAAATCCATAACTATATGGCAAACGCTAGCCCAAATGACTAAATCAGCACCAAGGAAGATGGATTTGAGCCAAATGTTAGGGGTCGTGAATATGAGCTTGTAGAAAGCGGATACTGGGAGAAGAGCACCCATTCCATCAACTACCGACAGCACATCATCCTCATAATCGAACCATTTGACCAAGGTATCAGACTCAGTAATCGTTACGGACTCGACAATATTGTATTTATCAGGACAAGAGGAGAAACATTCAGCATCCCAATCATCAAAACAGGTAGATAAATATTCATAGGATGAAGAAAAAACAACGATATCATCAATACCAATCCAATCATAAAGCTCTAAATCACCATAAAAAACGGATAAAGAAACACCATCAAAACTGTAATCATAAAAAGTATTAATGTAGAAACCATCAGAAGAAAAACACAAAGAACAGAAAGAATGATCAATAAGGATATAATCAAAAGTAATTTCATCCAATGAACCACCATGAGATAACAATTCAACGAACTGAACTTGATAAACATTACCAGGTAAAATATCAGTACCAGAACTAACATCATTAGTCTCGTACTTGTAGTTAAAAGTTGCCGTCTCGGTATGATAATTGCTCACGTTATGATCAGCAGTGGTCATATTGATATGAGAAAGACCACAGAGACTCAACGGCAAAAAGAAGATAAAAAGATATATCCAATTCCAAAACTTACGACTCATTTGCGAATCCCCCTAGCAGTAACGACCTCATAGGACTTGAGATCGGTTGGGATGACTACCTCTTCCTCAACAGGCAAGTGGTCAGTCAAACCAGAATATGTGAACGCATCAAAACGCTTCCACCATTTTCTCGAGATAAAAACGAATTTCTTAGTATCATCAACATCCGACGTGAAGACGTTCTGGACGTTGGCATTGTCATAAGAATAGCACATCTCACGGACGTCATAGGCGAGGATGAAAGGGAGCTTGTAGCAGCGGTTTATCCAGATGTACTTGTCGAGGCAGCGCTTAACGGCGAAATGGTTGTCAGAAAGGGACTGAGTCTCATAGAACAAGTAGCCATTGAGGGTCTCATGGGCTATGAGCTTGTTGAACAGCAACTGGGAGTTGTTGAAGTCCTTGTCCTTGACGTCCATAGAATCAGCCCAAAGCGAGGACTCTGAGATGAGGATGACGGAACCGTAGGCGAAACGCTTCTGACGAGTGGCAAGCTCAACCGTCATAGGGACATAACCTACCTCCTTGCCACGATACATGACGTGCAAAGGGATGTTGGAGTAGAAGAGAGGCTTCTCGACGTTATTCTCTTTCTTGAACAACTTGCAGAGCCAATCCCTGAAATACCAGCTTCTGAGGGACTTTTCGTACTTCTTAACGGAGAGGGCGACGGCAAGAGTGGTCTTGCCAGCCTTGACACCACCTGTGATAAGCGTGAGGTTGTTGTGGTTCAAACGCTTTGAATGACGGATGAAAAGGAACAGCAACAAGGCTGCGGCGATAACTACAATCCAAATCCACAAATCTTTCATAAAAGCCCCTTAGAAGACCGTTTTTGAGGAGAAAACGGCAAACCCGGAATAGGAGAAACTATCTGTTACGGTTTCCGAGTGATGTAACGAAGTTGAGAACCCAGCGGCAAAGACCGAAGGCCAATGAGATTCCGGCAAAGACGCAGATGACGGCACCGAATGTGCTTAATGCGTATGGCTCACTGGCTGTTCCTGTGCCAGTGAGGAAGATGGACTGAACCATTGAGGTTAATCCGCCACCGACAGCAGTACCAATGCCTGTGAGACCGGAAGTCATGATTGAAATAATTTCAGTGACAACAGATGACATTTGCAAATATCTCCTTTCAATAAAACTATACTGGTAAAAATTACCGATTACAATAAGGAATAATAAAAAGGGCTACAACTAAGTAACCCTAATAGTGTCATTCTGCATATCATAAAGGAAATAGTAATACTTAGAATTGTTATTGGAGTAGCAGCTGATGTTGATGAAGTGGTTCCTGTTCATGCAGAACATAAGAAGCTTGTCCATCTCCTGTATCATCCATTGACCGCGGTAATCTGAGCAATTGCACTTAATCTTCTTGCGACCATCATCGAAACTCCAGGAGTCAAAATTAAGAGATAGCCAAACACTCAAATGACCAATATCCTTGAATACATAGCCAGCATTAACTAATTTTTTCGTATGTATCAAATATCCGTAACCGTGGTCATGGATAACACCATCACGGACATAAGACTCAATCCTATCACTCATCCGACGATCTCCAGAACGAGAACAGTAGCGACGAAGCTGAGAGCAGCAACGACAACGAATAGAAGCACATAAAACAAAGCCTCCTCAAGAACATCATCATGACTGCGCTTTTCCATCTAGAACAGGCTCCAACCAAAGATGGTCTCTGATGTAAACGACCTCATATAGGGCGCAACGGCATTTGTTCTGGGCTTTGATTTCCTCGATGCGCTCATACATGTAGTGGTAGCTGTCGTACTCGCAGCAGTCGAACGCAACTAGAAACGTGCTAACACCGGAATAGAAATGACCGATGTAATGACGTATCAACATCTTATCTTCCATAAATTTCTCCTTAAATTTGCAAATTTGCAGTGGGCAACCCTATACAAGCCTAGGGTTGCAAGAATTGGCAATCCCTATCGATAACCAACTCATGATGACCAGACACCTCATTAACGATACCGTAATAGATCCAGAAATCATCAAGGTTATAAAAGACCTTTTCGATAGTACCATAGCCACCGGGAAAACGAACGATATCACCAATCATGAAACGATTAGCGTACTTACCGTAGTTAGTGACTTTCCTTAACTTTCTTTTTGGCATCTTCCTGTTCCTCCTTAAGCTTCTGCAAACGCTCGAAATGAGCGTTTAAGACATCTTTCACGCACCACCTGTACTTTTGATAGTTCTGCATACCCATACGGCTCATAATGTTTATCTCATCATAATTAGAGCTATGACAGAGCATCAGCAGATCCTGTACGGACAGGTGAGAGCAATCGTCCAAACTAAGATATTCGTAGCAGAGGGGAGCGAACGCCTTAGAACACTCGACCACCGAAACGTCATACTGGTGCTTAGACGGCGAGTCCTTGTGTATCAGATACCTAACGGACCTAATACGATCATGACATTTAGCAATGGATATGGACTCGACATTGACACCCATTTGCTTCACAAGGCTATTAAGAACCGAACTTAGTGTGTGCCTTGAATCGGTTTCTACGTAAGCGTGTATATGAGGAGTCTCAGCAACTCCATCAGAATTGACATCCTTATCGTGTACGGAAGTCGCATAAAGGCAACCCAAGAGGTGACCGTTATTCTGGGAAAGCACCTCAAGGGAAGCCATGACATACGAGCGGTACACTTGAATGCAAGCGATTAACTCCGGACTCGGCGCACGCAATGGAAGATTGAAAACGAGATCAAAGCATTTAGCCTGGGTTCCCAGTTTCGTCGTCTTCTTTTCCGAGCCTGGAGAGGTCATAACGGCTTCTTCCGTCATAAACTATCCTCCCATTCTTGTACTGACAGTACTCCAGATAAACGGTAAATGAGGTCTCCCTAAACTTAAGGAGCTCAAGGACCTCTGACAAATCGGGGTCATTGATGTCATCGAACTCACGCTGCTCATCGAACACCGTCCTAATAACGATTTTAGGCAATCGCATAGCCTCAACTAATTTCTTAGTTATCTTATTCTGATACTTTTGGTTCTTCCTTAGCTTCATGATTAACGCACTCCTTGGCAATGTACTTAAGCATCTTCTTGTCGTCCTTGTACACAGCCTTAATCTCAATGGATTGTCCGTTAAGGTCAAGGTAAACTGCATCGTAAGTGATGGTTTTAAGTTCACCGGTAGCCTTATCATTTAAAGTAGTGGTCTTCTGCTTGGAATAGATTTTCACTTCCATAAGGTTCTCCTTTCCTTTGTCGAATATATTATCTTCGCATAATGAGCTGATTGTAAATGACTTTCTAAAGATTACCGATTTACCGATATGTTCCCTAGAGGTTCCGTGGTTGAGAGGCTACAGAATAACTACCAAAGCAAGGGTATTATTATTTACTTTGCTTCTTTCTTTCTAGTGTCTAGCTGATGTGTAGAGAACATCAACACCTTTGCCAGGTTCAACCTGGACAATAACAATATAGCCATTGTTGTTATCATCATAAGCCTTAAAAGCAGGATGATAGAACCAAGCTAAGATACGACAGAAAGTATCTTCGACAAGCTTCTGGGAATAAACACCGGTTTCATGAAGATCAAGTGAGAACTTACTTCCATCAGAATCAAAGACGATGCGATCAAAACGTCTTTTCAATGCAACCTGTGCTTCTCCAATAGTTGAACAATGTGCGAGTAATTTCATAATCAATACCTCTTTTCTATACTCTTATTATACTATTTTTTTCGTAAAATGCAATAACTTTTTACTAAAATCATAGTAATTTCTTATCCAAAATTAATAGATCTTTATATTTTATCTCCACTCATACGCCGTTAAGGCTTCTTTCGCTCATCGGCGCTTGCCTAGTCTTGCAGACAGCTTGGTCGCTCATGGCCGCTTGGCCTAGTTTGCTCATCGGCGCAGGCCTACCAGTTGCACTGGATGCTTTTATTTGGTGATTTGTTTAAAACTATCCTTTTTACCAAATATTAATGTTTTTTACTGAGTTAAAAAAAGTGCCAGCATTTAAAAAAGCTGTCACTCAGCATTATTACATCAAGTGAGGAAATGCTGCACCTTGCCTAAAAAGCGGCAATTCCTAAAAAACCTCTATACTTACGTATATCAGAAACGGGAAAAGCCCCCTTATAGGGGGCTACTTTAGGAGATGCTAATGGATGGAGAGGAACATTCCAAACAGTAGCAGATCTAAAGCAATGGCTTAATCAGCAGGGATGTCTATAGATTCAATGAACTCTTGCCACAATCTCTCCTGGCGTCTCTGATATGCCTGGGATTTGCCAACGCCATTCATTGAGCCAATGATGTTGTTAGGGTTCTTTTCGGCCTTTTCAACGGCTTGCTGAACAGTTTTAGTTGTGGAAGCAATAGAAGAGGCCTGTTTGCCAGATGAAGCTGATTTCTGAAGAAGCTTACCAGCGGCTCCAACTGCAGCGGCAGCTCCTGGATGGCCAGACATCTTGATGATAGATCCAGCGATTGCGGACAAACCGCCGATGATGGCGGGGCCAGCGTAATCGTTAGCTTTGGCGGCTACAGCAGAGTTAGCGACGGCGCCAGACGGTGTGGATGCTCCATCACCTCCAGCGGAGTTCCAGGTGTTGAGCCCAGCGGCCTTTAGGTCCTCGACCTCTCTCTGATGGGCGGAGTTTGACATGTACTCTTGCCAATCTCTGTTCTTTTGTGACTCAGCTGAATTATAGCTTTGGTTCTGAAGCGTAGAGAGAACGTCCCTGGTGGTCTTCCCTTGGTTAAAAGGGTTGTAGGTGTTATTAGCCATGGCGGCAGCATAACCAGTGGACTCCGTGTCGGAATATCCAGCCTGGTTAACACTGTCGATAGCAGCACTTACAGCAGAGGACATATTAGATACCAGTTCCTAAGCCAGGGATTGAGTACATTGGCATTGGTCTAACCCATCTAGCCTTAAAATAGAAATCGCCTAAATAGTTATGTGTCGAAGAGCCTTGCTTGAGGGTATTGTCGACAGGGTCTTTTGAGGCCTCGATGAAAAACTTGTTCAAGATCGGTGCCTGTGTGAGGGTCTGCTGATAGGTCCAAGGGTCAAGGGCGTTAGCGCCAGCATGGTCCATGTAACCAGTGGCCATGTTCTGCTTATATCTGTACTCAGCCCAAGCTTCCTGATAGCCGAAGACAGGCTTTGTGTTTGAAAGCGTAATCTGAGAAGCGAAGATCTCCTTCTGATAAACAGGCTGCTCTCCAATTCCTGCGAACTCAGGGAAATATTGGTCAAATTTGCCGAGAGCGGTCCAATCTCTGCCAATACCCTGTGAATAGGTGTTGACTGTACGGACACAGGCTAGACCGATAATCATGCCAGGCTCGCAAGCTGAATAAGTGAAATAGGAGCTGAAGTTGCTGGAGTGCGAATAAGCGCCAGTAGCACCGGTATCGTCAGCAGTGTTGAGAACCTGATTCATGTTGAGATCAAATTCCTTGACGCAGATAAGCTGAGGGATGTCAAGGGCACCAGCGTTCGTGGCTCCATAATGGGCATACATGGCCTCGCGGAACCTAGTGCCAGCACGTGCATCGGTTTCCAAGAACTTCTGAGTCGCAATAGCCAACCTGAGCTGATTGATGGAAGCGGCAGTAGCGGATGACAAATCGGCATAGACATCAATGTTTTCATGAGATGTGCCGGATGTGCCAGCACCGATAGATTTAGCGCTGCCTTTTTGCCAAACAGTAGCATTGTTGACATTGACATAATATCCAGTTGTAGGAGCAATAACAGAGCTAGTATTGTTGACAGCAACGAGAGGAGCCTTAGAACCTAAAGGGAGAGTGGCAGGGCTTCCGCGCTGTGGCTGAGGGAGACATGCAGTGAAGAAATCATGGAACTTGGCAGCTTTTCTAGGTGAATCAGCATAGCTAACATTTGTGGTAGCGGTATCACCTTTAGTGAAGAGAACAGGATCACAAGTAGACTCGTCTCTGTACCACTCGTTACAGATGAAATGGTAACCACGGAGAGGAAGATCCGAAACAGGAGTGATATAAGTGCCTATATTGACATGTGGATCGATACCAACAGTGAGAGGCAAGCCGAAATAATGGCCAATACAGCCAACTGAGATCTGGTCATCAGAGGCATCAGGGTTAGAGGTGATGTTTCTCGCAGGGATTGTGTAGGTGTTATTCTGGGTCCATGCGGAAGTGTCGTTCTCACCGTAGAACTGCTTGGTGTGCTCCCAAACGATTCTCATCGGGACAAAGAAGAAAGCTATGGTAATCTTAGCGTCATCCATAACAGGAACATAAGGAGTGCCTGAACGTACAACGTAAGCCATATCCAATGTGATAGTGTCATTAGGCAAAACTTTCTGATCCAAAAAAATCGGAACTATGTCAGCAGCGTTGAATGTAGTCTTGTGACGGAAGTTTCTATCGAACGCGGAACGCTGCACATCGCGTGTGATAGCTTTAGAGAATTGATTATTCATTTGATACAACCTCGGTTTCTGTGGAAGCTAATTTCTTGTTGACGGCATCGTTAATGAACTGAGTGAGCTGGTCAGCGGTAAGCTGAAGTATCTCTTCATCGGTCCTGCCGTTCTTAATCTCATCCGGGAGAAGCTTCTTGGACTCCTGGGCGGACTCCTGGAGAGCCTGAACCTGAGCGAGGGACTGAGGCGCATCGGTGAAATCACCATAAGAGCCAGTTCCTCCAGCAACTAAGCAGGAAGTATCTCCATTAGAGAGGCATTTAAGCACGAAATCCATGCCGCAGGTGTCAGCGCAAGACTGAATCTCCTGCTGAATATCCCTGGTACCTACTTTCTCGATGACGAGCTGATGGTCCTTGGTATAAACGAAATCAAGAACGTCAACGATAGGATTTGAGGCATCAAGATAAGCTTTACTCATCTTTCTTGACCTCCTGTGGGGCGAACTCGATCAAGTGGGCAATGAGGTCAGGCTTCTCGAGTCCATAAACGATCCCAGCTACATCGTCGAACTTGCCTAAGTAGTATAAGCTGAAATCCTTGTAATTAAATTGAACCTTGTCACCAGCAATAGCTCTAGCGACGTTCTGGAGGGTTACACCCTTCTCGTCGGAAGTGAACATAGGAGTACAGAAGCATTTTACCTTCTGATCGTAATAGGCATACACGTTGAGGACCATTAGATGTGCTGACCTCCGCGGGCATTAATGTTGATACCGTTTCTTTTTGAGCCTTTGCCAACGGTACGGTGGAAGACTTTCTTGTCTTTGGCTTTGTTGACGCGTTTACGCATTATTCGCTAACCTCCTTGTCAACCTTGAATTTCATATCCTTGAGATAAATTTTCTCTCCGCAGTTAGGGCACAGGATATAGGTGCCATTGTAAATCGCTTTCTGCAGCTCAATCTTCTCGATCTCCAGCTCGGCGTTCTTAGCGGCCAACTCGTTAACCTTGGACTGGGCCTCAGCCTTAGTCTTGGATGTGGTGAGCCATGAAACGATGACTGCACCGATGGCAGCGAAGACGGTGGAGATGGTCGGGATGATAACAGGGAGCAATTCCTTGATAACATCAGACATTTCGCTTTAGTCTCCTTATCTGTTGCTTTTTATCGTACTCTTGGACATCTAAGACATATTTCTCAGCTATGCCGTGGGACTCCGCGTACCGGGTCACGCCATACTCGGCGGCGGTCTTGCGGATCTCGGCCAGGAACTCGACTCTATAAGGGTCGAACTCTTTCAGCTTCTCGTTGAAGTAACGGGGAGGGGCGGCTGACTTGAAATCTCCGAAGTCGAAGTAGATGCGATCAGTTTCGTATATGTCCTTGAAGTGCTCCTGGAAGTAGAGCAGGCCTAGGCCAGGCTTCCTGGACATGGTTATCGCGCACTCGTTCTTGTTGCTGACTTTCTTCATGCAGTACCGGGCGACGTATGCGCAGGTCTTGAAGTTGCACTCTCCGATCAGCACGTGCCCTTGCTTCCAGGTTCTGGAGAGGGACTCGCTGACGTAATAGGTGACTCCATCCTGGACTGAGTGGACTTTGAGGTCAGGAATCTCAAGGCCGAAGTAGATAGCGTGGTGGTGATATCTTCCAGAGCGGTCACCAGTCTCTGTGCAAGCAAAGAGGCGGACTTTACCAAATCGACCTCTAAGCCTTTTGTGGAAGTCTCGCAATCTTGACTTACAATCTTGGAGATCCTTAGGGTAGTGGTCGTTATCATATGTGAGAGTGACGAAATAATTGAATTGATGGTAAGAGGCTTCAAGGCAGCATCTGACAGCCCATCGGCGAGAATAGTCGAGCCTGCAGCCAACGCATTTACCGCAAGGGACAGGCACATAATCAACAAGTGCCAGTCTTCCTCCGACAATCCTTGTATGCTCGTTTGGTTGTATACGGTGGCCAACCTGTGCTTCGACTCTCTGAGCAGGAATAAAATCTCCTGGCGCGTTAGTGAAGATGAGCTCGTCTTTTCCATTCTCGGTTAATCCTCCTGTGTAGAACATCTTGCAAGGGTGATAGCAAGTCATATCAGTTTACACTCCATAAAGGGATGCAGATATCCTTAAGAGCGTTAATGTCGGACTCAAACGTGTCAGATACGCATAATGAATTTATTGTAAACGTAGGGTTAGAGTCATAGACCTTTCTGTGGTCGCTGTTCCAGACCTTGATGGATAGCTCGCATTTATCGAAATCGGCATCCAGCAAATTCATGGATCTAAAAACCTCTTTGTCGAATGAGCCATCGTAATAATTAGGCATCACCGGAGAGAGTCCTGTGTGCTTTCCTTTTCCAATGATCATGTCGTTCTTAATCAAAGAATATCTGTAAGTGAATTTATACATACTTAAAACTTAATACAGAATACCTACCAACGCAAGGATAATATTCTTTACTTTGCTTCTTTCTTTCTAGTGTCTAGCTGATGTGTAGAGAACATCAACACCTTTG